TCCACAAGGGACTGGCCCACACCCTCAGCAGCCTTTTCCTTGGCAAAACCAGCCATTGAGTCGGAGATTGCCTCAGAATCGATTGCGTTGGTGAATTGCCCACCCTCGGGCACGCCACCCCTCTTGTGATACGGGTTGCCCATGACCTACCCCCAGGTGACCATTCTGGGTCCAGCCTTCAAGTTGGCGCCGCTCATGCTCGCCCATGGGTTGGCACCAGGGGCACCGCCAGGGGCACCGCCAGGGGCACCGCCAGGGGCACCGCCCGCCAATGCCTGCTCGTACTCAAGAGAGCCCGGCTGCGGTCCTTGTGACGACAGGCGGTCCTGCTCGTCCTGGTACTCGACATCGGAGCTGATGATGCCCCGGCGCTGCATCTCTTCGAACAGCGTTTCGTCGCTCAGCTTGCCGGCAGTTGCCATGGTCACCAGCAGGCTTGCGGTCGCCTCAGCCAATGTGGTCGCGCCGAAGTCGTTGTACAGCTCAACCTCTCCAGGCTTGTCGCTGCTGATGAATTTGGCCATGAAGGTCAAGGCCAGATTGATCGAATCTTCAAGTCCCTTCGTCGTGCGTTGCAGATGGCACATCGCGATTGCGTTGTCACCCGCGATTTCGGTGGCGGTCACGGGCCCCTTGCTGATGACCAGAAGCTCGGCTCCTGCCTGACGCATCTCCTCTTTCAGATCGTCCAGACTGATCTTTCCTGCGTCGATTGCGGCGCCTGAGTGCTCAACCCACACCAGGGTGCAGTTCGGCGGGAGGTCGACCGCAACACCCGTTCCGATAATCAGCTCGTTGTTCAGCTTGTTCCCCGACTCGTCGAACCGGTCGATCATCCCGGTCCGCGTGAGGATCGGAACGCGGGCCATGTGCAGCAGGCTGTCTTGCTCGCTTTGACTCTGCCAGTGCTTGATGTTGAGGTGTGCCATCTCAACCAAAGGAGGGCGTGCGCTCATGAAGTCCAGGCGGCCCCCGTAGACTGGGGCGAATGGCACAACATCAAGCGTTGTCACGCCACGTTCGTGCTCCACCCATGATGTGACATTGCTGTCGACCGTGCGCGACTCGCGAAAGGTTCTCCAGATTCCAGGTTCCAGCACCCTGACCTGCTTGACTGATACCTCGAAAAACTCGTTCTCGGGGTCGGGCTCCTTGACTGACTCCATCAGGCGCAGCTGTTTGATCGTCCATGTCTCGCCCTGTCGCTCGGCGATGCACCCGAGAATGTTGAACGAGTGGATGTGAACGAAGTAAGGCCTCAGACCACGGGCCTTCTCGTCAGCGACCGATAGGGCCACATTCCCGGCCACAATCTCCGGAACCTTTGGGTACTCGACCAGGATTCCGCAGATGCCGTGGCTGAGAGCCTCCTCCATCAATGACGACCCGAACATGTCGATATTGCGACCCTGGAGATCGCAATCATCCATGTACTCGCGAATCTTCGAGTCCATCTCTTCGTCGAGCGTCACGGCTTTGGAGAATGGCTTGCTGGCCAACGTCTCGACCGTGCGTTTGTACGCCGGGAAAAGGGTCGCCGTTCTCTTGCGGATAGCGTAGTTGGCGTTTGTCTCCTGCGGGTTCCTGGGTAGGTACTTCTCCCCAGCCAACCGCATGGCATCAGTGCCACCCATGAGAGCTGTCGCAATCTCCCACTCGGGAACCATCGCTGCGACCTCGTCCGATTTGTCGCTGACATTCTTTTTGAGTTCCATCGCGCCCTCCTTGCTTGGGTGTGCTTGGCCAGATTATGCGGCCAGGGATCGAATCAGCGAGACGGGCCTGTTGACCGGCCAATGCTGGACTATGTAGTATCCAAGAGCGTCGTTTGGGTGGTCGTGGCCCGTCGTCTTGTCGGGCTCTCCGTTCTTGTCGTACGCCTGCTGCTCCAAGCTCTCCGTCAAGGTGGGACACTTGTTGGTGTTGACCTTCAAGCGCCGCCTCCCGCTTGAGTTCAGGATCATCGCATTCACTGCGTTGACACGATCCTTGACCATCGGGTTGGCCGGGTCACACTTCACCGTGAGCCCGTTCTGGGCAAGGATGCTGAGGTCAGACTCGCTCGCGTTCTTGCTTGAGGTATTTCCGCCAGAGGCGTCGGGGTAGATCGTGATCGGGTGGCGGCCGGGCCTATATCTCTCTCGGATCATCCGCGCCATCGCAGGGGTGTCTCGAACCTTCGTCAGCTCGTCAACCATGATGGGAAGACCCTTTCGTATCACCGAGACAACGGCCGTCATGTTCAGTACGTTGAAGTCCATTCCGATGTGCAGCGGCTCACCTGGGTTGTTCTCGCTGCCGGGCCTGAGTTCCTCGTCGGTGTGATTGAGCGTGCGACTAAATTCGGGGTAGACACTGCCGCTCGCGAGATTGACGAACATACCCCTGATGTAGGCATCGATCAACTGTGGAGGGTATGTCGCCAGAAGCGAGTCGATGTAGCCCACAGGGAGGTGGGCCTCGTTGTCGTACGTCGAGGCGTGAACCATCCCATACAGAGCCTCAAGATCGGGACGGTCTCTTGCCTCTTTCACGAACATCTGGTAGACGAACCTGAAACCCTCGGGTGTGGTGGTGATGTCGGCGCCGTTCTTGGCGCTTGCGCCCGGATTCTTGGGGTCGCGATACCGAAGGCGGGCAATGATCTTGCGCCACGCGTGAGTTGCCTTATCGATTGGCATCGTGTCTATTTCATCGACCTGGGCGTGGCCGATTTTGAAACCGATGATCGATCCAGGGTTATCCATCGACCGACATATCACGTTCGCTCTAAGATGCTTCCCCTCCATCAAGCGAACCTCTTTCACACTGCTGAATATCTCAGCACGAAGACCCCAATCATCGGCCACCTCCTCGCATGTTGGGTAGAAGATGTCCCGAATCATGGGGTAGGTAGGTGCAAAATACCCCATTGGCACACCGGGGTACATAAGGGCGTGCTGACACAAACCCGCCGTGCCGGCCCATGTCTTGCCGCCACCGAATCCTGAGACAAATGCCCTGAATTTCCTGTCCAGATCAAGAAACTGCGCTTGCGGCTCATTTAGCGACGGGTGTATCTCTCGACCCACACAACTTCCCTTTCATTCTCTTCCCGATTATGATAGGGACATGCGCAAGATGCCGAAACCAGACTCTGAGCCAGCCAAAGTGCTGCGCCCTGGCACGTATCGCGCCGACGCCTAGGTCGTTGCAAGCCTAGGCGTTCGCGTTTGTGGGGCCATGACCTTTAGTGGCATCTCCGGAGCCTCCATCTTGAGTGGCCCATAAGCCTTGAGCATTTTCTTCACGCGCTCCCAGTCTGGCACCGTGAAGGCATTCGGCTCCATCTCCCGATACTTCAAACCCCTGATGAATCCGTAAGCCAGGAGGGTGTGTCGCGCCTCTCTGCGGACCTGGACTGCTCTGTGGTTTCTCAGCTCGAACCGAAGAGCGCCGTGCGTTCTCAGTTCCTCTCGTCGGATGATTCTCGACTCCTCGGCTAGAGATTTGAGTTTCACTCGAAGCATCTCGCGCCGGTCGACAATGACGTTGTCCTTGTACATGATTTTCCTCTCGAAGTTGAATGGGGTGTAATTTCTATCCAACCCCGAGTGGGAGGGCCTCTGCATTCAGGTCATGGTCGGCTCCTATTTGGTAGCCCCGGATGGAATCGAACCATCACCTGCTGGGTTGAAATCCTGCTGGCCAACCACTGGCGGGGCCTTGATACTACCTCTCAACACCGACAAAGCGTCCAGCAGGATCAGGCTGCCAGACCATGTGAGGCAATAGAGAACCGTGTCGTTGAACGTGATGGTGTTGCTCACCGTTCGACTGTAGAAGAACCAGCTATGCACCCCGAAGCAGCCGGCGCCAAGCAGTTTCTTCATCGATAGCTTGTGGCTCGCCTCGTCCCGAAAGAACTCGGCGACATCAAAAGGGTTGTCGAGGTCGCGTTGCGCCCTCCCGACTGCCACGATCAGCAGTACAGCCATCAAGAGAAACGTCAGGGCGGGAACGAGCTGGAGCCAAGTGAACTCGTTGAAGAGGGCCGCTGCTGCCTTGAGCAGGTCTGTGCCTTCGGTCACTTATTGCCTTTCGCGAGAGCTCGCTTGGCACGTATGTGCTTTTTCATTTTCTCTCGATGTGCATCTACGCTCTTGTGCTTGCCATGACGGGAGCCCAGTTTCAGGTCTCGCATCAGGTCGGCAATGTCATTGCTGGTCAGGGTGCCGGGCGTCTTTGGGGCCTCCTTCTTCGCCAAGAACACGGGTATTTCAAGGCTCCCCATGTAGATGCGCTTTGGAATGGAGCTTTCCGGCAGCTTGCTCAGCTTGATCTCCTGCTTTTTCAATTCGACCTGGAGCTTCTCCAGTATGGCAGTCCCCATTCTGATCTTGGGCATTACTCCTCCACCCAGACAACTCTGCGGCCTCTGCGGCTCCACAGGAACACCAAACGGATCATGGCGAAAAACCCAACTCTCTTGGGCTCAACCCCAGGCCAATGAACAAACACGCCACGCACCGACCTGACGACCTTGATAGTTCTTGCCTGAGTTCGTCCCTCTCGAACCCAGTCGGCGATCACCTCGTCGACCATCTCCTGATCCATCACTGTTTCACGTGGAACATCAGTCTCGATGAAAGGAAATTTCAAATCAAGGGTCATAGGATGAAATTTTCTTTCACTGATAGCGAGCACAAACAATCTGCGCAAGGCAGTATCTGCGCGGCTTCCAAGCGATGAAATTTTCTTTCAAAAGTTGACTGTAAAAATGAAATTTTCTTGCATGCCTGAATCAATGGAAATCAATTGAAAAATCAATGACTTAGGTGTCGTTTCCATCATTCATCAATACCGCAGAGCTTGCACGCGCTGGCGATAACGAGTTAGGCCTCAGTGCGACTCGTCGTCGTGCATGTCGCACTGCGTCAGTCCATCACCGGGCGTCATCGCCAACGTGGTGGCGAGCACATGCTCCAGCATTGCCCGCGCCTGCGTGGCGGTCAGCAGGTTGGTGCCAACAGGCCACCAGCCCGGCCCCATGTCGGCGCGGTCGTGCTTGCCGTCCATCGTCTGCACTTCGCGCGAGAACGTCACGCCGCCATCAGGCCCAAAGTCACGCGGTAGCTCCCACACCAGGAAGCGGCTCACCATCTCATCCGTCACTTTCATGTCCCAGCCGCCCCAGGCAGGTGCAGCGTCCAGTACGAAAACAGAGGCTGCCGGCCTTTCGCAACCCGCTTTGAGTTCAAGAACTTCGGCGCAGCGTGCTCTATGCGCTTGGTGTTCGTGCAGTTGAGCGCCATCACAAAACGGGCCAGCAGGTTCGCAGCATGCGCCGCGTACACATGCGCCGCGTCGTTCTCCTTCTCGTCGCCGGCAACCATCGCCAAGCCTCTGCAACGCAGATCGCTTGTCTCATCGGCGAAGACTTCGACCACGCAGACCAGTTGCCAAGCCAGCCCAAGCCGCTTGTTCAACACGGCGACGTTCAGCACCCCATCGCCAACCTCGCACGCCAGCATGCCCAGCAGCCCATCTTTGTTCTGGCCTTCAAACCACGTCACCGGGTAGGGCATGCGAAACAGGTCGGTGATGATGTTGAGCTTCGGCACGCCTTCAACATCGCCCATGTCAAAACACACGGCGTCCGCGGCTTCGCCAAGTAGCCATGAATGCTGCGCTGGGAATGCGGCCTTCAGCGTGCGCTGAAACGTCGGCTCCCACACTTTGCCAGCACGCAGTGCGTCAATCAGGTCATGCAGGTTTGTCATCGTCTCAAGCCGAGTCGCAACGGAGTACCGTCGCGCCCGGCTTAGCTCGAACGTTAGGCCCAAAACGCCCATCCAACACTTTACGTGCGTACTCCAACAATTCCGGGTCCACATCGCTGGTATCGCTCGACCCGAGCCGCGTGATGCCGTCGTGGATCTGTGACGAGAGAAACGCAGAATTCTGCTCTGGTGACAGATGCGTTTGAACCGCAGCGACGATGACTTGGCACGATCTGGCGAACGATTTCCACGCCGTCACTTCCGCGCGAAGCCGCTCAAGTTCTTCGATGCCGTCCGCCAGCGTCGCAGCTCCGAGGTCGCCATTCACGCTGCGCCCAGGCGTCTGCGGTCGCGTCCATCGCTCACGCTCTGCGGTCTCAACCGCCTCGATCAGCACCGCATATCGGTTCGTCGGGTCGCCATCAAAGAGCGGCATGTACCCGCGATGCCAGTCGAGGCCGCATTCCTTCACCAAGTCGCGCATCTGTTCGTCAGTCATTTTCTCGCTCCGGGTGCTGCAAGCCAGTCATGTCGGTGGACGAGCGCCACCCGTTTGTTTTTGTACTCAGGGGACAGCAGCGCGTACATATCTCCAGGCTGCTCGATCCACATGATTTCCTCGGGCTGTTCGTCATCGCGCATGTTGTGCGGCGTCGCCCGAACGGTCCTTGTCTGCCCAAAAAAAGTTGCTTGTATTTTCACAGTGTCACGCTCCGAGTACACGCCTAACTGCCATCATCGCTT